TGGAGAACATTGAAGAGATGCCTATTCACCATGAAAAGATTGACATGTCGAAAGAAGATGTACAAATCACCATCAACTATTGTATTAATGATGTTATGGCTACATATGAATTCTATAAAATAACCATTGGTCAAACAGAACACCCATTATATAAGGGTAATAATCAAATAGAATTAAGAGAAGATATATACGAAGAGTTTGGTATACCCTGTTTAAACTATTCTGATAGTAAAATTGGTGATGAGATGATTAAGAAATACTATTGTCAGGAGAAACATATACACTATAATGAACTACCTAAAAAAGGATATTTTCGTAAAGAAATAGAATTAAAAAAGTGTATTGCTGGTTATGTAGTGTTCCAAACACCAAAGCTTAAAGAATTCTTAAAGAAAATGAAAAAGACTGTGCTTGGATTACAGGATGATTTTAAAGAATCCATTGAATTTCATGGTAACACCTATTCATTTATGAAGGGTGGACTACATACAGAAAATAAACCTAAAGTATTTGAAGCTGATGATAAAACTAAAATTCTTGATTGGGATGTATCTAGCTATTATCCTGCTATCATTATTAATAATGGTAGATACCCTCAACACTTGGGTAAAGATTTCTTACGAGGCTATAAACAAATGTTTGACAAGAGACTAGAACTCAAGCCATTAGCTAAAAATGATAAGAAAATAGCAGGTATTGTTGGTGCATTAAAGCTTGCTGTCAACAGTGTATATGGTAAGAGTTCTGATATGCAGAATTGGATATATGATAGACAATTGACAATGTTCACCACTATTACAGGTGAATTGAGTCTTATGATGTTAATAGAAGCCTATGAGTTAAATGATATACATGTTATATCAGCTAACACAGATGGTGTAACCATTATGGTAACAAACGATCTAATGGATAAGATGCATGAGATTAATAAATGGTGGATGGAATTAACCACTTATGAGCTTGAACGCACTGATTATCAGAAGATTATATTTTCAACAGTAAATGACTATTTAGCAATTAAAACCAATGGAGAAATTAAGAAAAAAGGAGATTTCCTTACTGACTTTGAGTTACACAAAAATAAGAGTGCTAGGATTGTACCTATTGCATTGGAGCATTACTATACTAATGATGTGCCTGTGGCTGATACCATTTGTAATCATACAAACATTTATGATTTTTGTTTACGTCAAAAAGCTAGTAAAGACTTTCACTACGAAGGACACTCGAAAGAAAACAGAACAATCTACAATAAACTCATCAGATATTATGTGAGTGGTGTAGGAGAGAAACTGTTAAAGGTGAAAAACCCTGAATGTACAACCAATGCTGCTGATGTTAGCCAGGTGGAAGCTGGTGAATGGGTAATGAAAGTGTGTAATCATCTTAATATAGATCATCCACTAGATAACATTAACCATTCTTATTATATAGAGAAAGCAGAACGCATAATTGAAAAGATTCAATTTGCAGGAAGAAAGAGAAAAATTATTGTTAACCCTAATCAAACAACATTATTCTAATGGACAACAAACACAAAGCAGCAGAATTAGTATTGGAATTCCTATCAATTGTAGGACAAGATCCATATACAGGTATAGACACAGGTAAAAAATGTGCTAAAATAGCTGCAAAGCTATTAATAAAAGCACACCAAGAAGAAGATATTTATGACTATGATGAAATTATTAAACTTATAGATACATTCTAATGGCAAAGATAAATAGAGAAAATATAGCAGATCATCTAGTTGATTATCAATTAGGTATGATAGATAAGTCTATGCAAGAAGCACATATGACAAAAGAATGGTATGACAAATGGACCATGACAACAGAACAACATGAATTGTTCAAAGCTTATGCATTACCACTAATTAAAAAAGTGTTTAAATGTAATAAATCAAGAGCTGAGAGTACATTCAATTGGTTCGATTTACAATTTGGGCTGAGGATTAAAGATTAAGTTATGTCTGAACAAAAATATATAGTAAGACCTGTTCAAGTGGGACAAAGATCAAGTCTTAGTAAAAGAATGATTAACTGGTGGATATTTACTATGATTCCTAAAAAAAAGAAACATAGTGGTCCATTCTATTCTAGATGGGAAGCACAACAACAATTAAATCAAATTTTAAACAGATAATTATGGGAGCAAGTTGGTTTGAAACAACAGCATATGGTAAAACATTAAGAGATGCATATAATAATGCATGTGAAGATGCACAAGAAGTAAATGGTCATCAAGATGGTTATAATGGTACAATTAGTACCACACACACTATTGACGATCTTACAGATCAATTTAAGAGAAGTAAGAAAAGCTTTGATGAGTATATAAAGATGCAGCAAGATAAATTACATAAAAGAGACTGTGCTGGTATATGTATACTAGATCCAATTGTTAATAAAAACAAGACAAAGTCTCAAGTTACCAATTTGGTAACAAAAGGCACAAAGAAATGGGTTTTAAAATATACAGTTGGTTTACAAAGAGATGATACACCACTTGGTTCATATGATACCAAAGGTGAAGCTGTTGAAAAAGCTAGAAAGTATACAGAACAAACAGGTGAAACTACTGACGTATATATGGAAAAAATACTTGAGAAAATTACACCTATTGTAGCTCGTATAACATATAAGAAGTCTACAACAGAGAGAGCAGGTAAATATATACTCTTTGGTTGGGCTGCAGAATAAATATACGTATATATCTGTATATATACGATAAAATATCCAAAACAAATAAAACAAACATTATGCCAGACATTTCATGTTGCAAAGGTGGTAGTTGTCTATTAAGACTGAACTGCCATAGATATACAGTAAAACCTGAAGAAATAGGACAATCATTTTTTAGTGACCCTCCATATAAATTAGACTTTATGTTTGATGAACACTCAAATCATTTAGGTGTTGCAACATTAAGTTGTTCTTATTTTTGGAATAATCAACAATATAAAGATGAAAGACCTAAAAATAATTGAGGATTGGGAGAGAGAATCTCTTAAAGATTTCATATATTTGTATGAAGAAGAAAGACTCTTAGATAGACAAATTCAAGAGGAACTAAACAACAGACAACCTGCACAAATAACAGTTGTTAGCAAAATCCCAAAGAAAGAACATGAACATAACCCTTTACCATTTTGAGGAGATATATAAAGCTGGCTATACATTAGACATGCTCTATCTTTTAAAACTAATAGAAGAGGGTAATGATGCATCTTCTCTTTGTGAAAATGAAAGGATGAGTGTTCTGTGTCAGACAGTTAGGAGAAAAGGTTTACTATCAGAAAACTTTAAAATAACTCTTATTGGTAAGTCTGTATTAGGATTTCTAGATGAGAAAGGAGAACCAGAAATGAAATTGGTTAAGAGCAAAATAGTCTCTAACGATTTTGATGATTGGTGGAAAGCTTATCCAGGCACTGATACATTCTCACATAAAAAGGTTGATTTCACAGGTACAAGAAGTATGCGTGCAAAGAAGGATGATTGTAAGCTAAAGCTTAAGAATATTCTAGCTGAAGGTGAATATACTATCAAAGAGATGATAGCAGCATTAGAATATGAGGTGTTACAAAAGAAAGAGAATTCTGTTAAAACAAAAACCAATAGGTTAACATTTATGCAGAATAGTCTTACATATTTAAATCAAAGAACATTTGAACCCTTCATTGAATTAATCAGAGAAGGTAAAAAGATTGTAGAAGAACCAATCATTAGAGGAGGAACAGATATATGAGTTTTGAAATTCTTAAAAATGAGGTGCAGGCAGGGCTTGATGGTAGAAACAATGGTATCCCTATGGGCTTTAACAGGCTTAATAGATATATAGGTATCAGAAAATCTATGTACACATTGGTTGGAGGTCTAACGGGATCTGGTAAAACATCATTCATTGATGATGCATATGTACTTAATCCATTTGATTGGTACATCAGCAAACAGAACAAAACTAATATAAAGCTTAAAATCATCTATCGCTCTATGGAGAGAAGTGGAACCTATAAGCTAGCTAAATGGATCAGTAGAAAAATCTTTTTGGAACAAGGAATAATCATTTCTGTTAATAAGCTATTAGGTTGGACTGAGAAGATGACTAAAGATGAGCACGATCTGTTCTTAATGTATGAAGATTATGCAGAAAAAATGA